GGTAAAGCAATTGTTACTATTTCTGAAAATCAGATCGAATTACAATACGGAAATACGACTTTAGTAGCAAATAATAGTGGGGTAACAATTACAGGAAATTTAGTGGTTCATGGCTCAATCACAGGTGATAATGGCTTTAATATTAGCGGTGGAGCTGGCGGAACTATGAATGTAAATGGTAATATAAATATTACAGGAAATACAAATCAAACTGGAACAATTGCAGCAACTGGCGATGTATCAGCAGGAAGTGTAACCATGCAAACTCATACCCATCAAGTTGTGGGTGTACAAGGTGGTTCAAGCACAATTACCACTACGGTTGGAGCAGGATAATGAGAACTTACGGAATAGATACAAACACTCAAAATTGGACTTTATTGACTACAACTCCTTTTGTTGGATCTGCCAATCCTTTAACTTCTGAAATTAATAGTGTTTTTAGCAGTAATTCAAAAATTACTACTACTTTATATAATGCTTTAATTAGTTTTAATAGCGGAGCATCTACAGTAAATAACAATGATTTATTACAAAATGATGTAATAACGGATATAAATGAAAATGTTATTTACAGTGTTTGGCAAGATTTAACGCAAGGTTTCACTTTAGTTAGCGCACCCGCTCCAACAAATGTAGCTATACAAACTGGTGGATTTAATTCTTTTTTAGCTAATTATGGATTAACTGCTGGGGAAGAAGTGATTGTTGATGTGGGATATATCTGGTTGGCTACTTTAGCTCAAACTTTGCGTTTAAATACAAAAGAAAGCCCTTTTTATTCTAATTACGGAATAGCGGCAGAGCAATCAGTTCAAACTCAAGTTGCACCAACAATTGACATTACTAGAACACAACAACAATTTGCACCATATTTTCAAAGTTTGACCATTTTTAAACAACCAAATACGGTCAATCCAACATACAATATTACAGCCGTCTTTTTAAATGGCACAACTATTCAAACAGTTATAGCGACCTAGGATCAATAATGGCAACAATTACTTCCGCAGGGGCAATACCATCTAGCCCACAATCTTTACTAAATGCCGAGATTGCGGCTGCGACTGCACTTTCTCCCGGTTTAACAGCCAATTTGCCCGGCTCTTTAATTGAAGATATGGCTTCCACCGCTGCGGGCGCTGTAGTTTTGCAAGACCAAGCCTTTGTAGACCTTGTTAATTCTGTTAGCCCCTATACTGCTAATGCTCCTATTTTGTATGAATTGGGTGCTGTTTATGGCGTTCAACAAGGAGTGGGTTCAAATACTTCTGTTTATGTAACCTTTACAGGGACACCCGGTTTTGTTATTCCAGTAGGATTCATCGTTTCTGATGGCTCATATCAATATACCGTACAGGATGGGGGTATTATCGCTTCTAGCGGTCAATCGGCAGCTTTGTATTGCCTAGCCACTACAAGCGGCTCTTGGGCTGTTCCAGAGGGTACTGTGACGGTAATTATCACTTCTGTTCCATCTGGTGTTACTTTGACCTGTACAAATGCTAGTACAGGCATCCCCGGAGCTGCGGCACAAACATTACAAGATTATCAAGCTCAAGTAATACAAGCAGGAAAAGCAGTAGCCCAAGGGATGCCTAGCTTTTTAAGAACTCAACTAGAAAATGTTTCTGGGGTTCAAGCAAGACTTATTTCTATTCAACAAGCGGGCGCAAATTGGCAAATTATTGTGGGTGGTGGAGATCCATACCAAGTAGCTAATGCCATTTTTACAGGTCTTTTTGATATTGGTAATTTGATAGGTTCTACTTTTAGTATATCTAATATTACAGCAGCTACAAATGCAGTCATTACTACCCCATATAATCCACAATACATCGTTGGGCAAACGATTACTGTAATGGGCGCAACTCCTTCAGCTTATAACACTACCTATACTATTACAGGGCTTAGTTATTCTTATACTGGAACGGGGGTAATTACCACTATTACTACTAGCAAAAATAGTTCTTCTTTTGGTGCTTTTACTAGTACTGGTGCATATTTAACCCCAAATACTAGAAACCCTAATCCTGCAATTAGTATTTATGATTATCCAAATACTTACACAATTCCATTTATTATTCCACCAGCACAAATTGTTAATGTGGCTTTAACTTGGAATACAATTTCAACCAGTTTTGTATCGCCTACTTCAGTAGCGGCTGCGGGTATTCCTGCAATTGTTTCTTACATTAATAGCGTTACAGTAGGTCAACCAATTAACATTTTTGAATTACAAGCAATTTTCCAAGCTGCTGTAGTCAACTTAGTGCCAACCCCTTTACTCTCAAAGATTAGCTTTGCTATCGAAATTAATGGAGTTTCAGTTTCCCCTGAATCTGGTACAGGTTTAATCTATGGTGATCCGCAGTCTTTTTTTGAAACTACTTCTGCGTATGTAACAGTTGTTCAAGGCTAATCATGGTAGAAACTATATTACCTGCGTATTTATATCAGCAATATAACAATGACCCTGATTTATTGGCATTTTTTACTGCGTATAATAATACCTCGCAGCAATATTTAAATAATATTAATAGTCTAAATTTGCCCATTTACACAAAACAATCTAATCAATTGTTGGATTTGGTGGGCAACGGTATTTATGGCATTCCTAGACCCTATATTCCTTTTGGAACTATCACTTTAACTGGCGGCGAATATGATGCCAATCCTTACGATACTATTCCTTACAATGAAGGAGTTATATCGGTTCAGGGTGTTCCAATTACTTCTTTGGTTTGGTCAAGTACTAATGGCGGCACGGTTACAGGAACAACTGCAACTACCCCAATAGGGGTTACAACAGGATCTACCTATTTAGCTACGATTACGGGGGTTGTACCCCCTGCCTATAATGGTACTTTTGAGCTTACCCAAACTAATGCTACTACTTTCACCTATTCTTTGCCAGAACCTACTTCCCCCGGAGTTGTAACAACTTTAGGGCAAGTTGGATCTACTGTTTCTTTAGCTAATGATGATATTTACCAAAGGGCAATCACTTGGAATTTTTATAAAGGCGACGGTACTCAATTTAATACTAGATGGCTTAAAAACAGGGTTTATCGATTTTTAGTCCAATCCAATGGTATACCTACACCAATTACGAATACCTATGATATAGAGGTTAATTTTTCTACAGGGAATGCGGTCAATATCGTAGTTGGCGGAGCAATTAATACTTATGCTCCAATTTTAAGCGCATTAATCAACAATGGCACTTTACAATTGCCATTTCAGTATACATTTTCAGTGTCCTACTGATACAATTACAAGAAATTATAGGGGTTATCTATGGCTACACTACTATTTGCTAACAATATACAAACCACTTTAGCAACTAATATTACCTCTACTCAAACTTCAGTTACCTTAGCTTCTACAGCGGGACTTCCAAACCCTACTACTGGTCAATATTTTATTATGACCTTTACTAATGGATCTACCAATGAAGTGGTCTGGGTAACAGCCGTTTCAGGCAGTACTATTACTTGTGTTAGAGCACAAGAAGGCACAAGTGCAAGTGCTTTTGCTTCTGGATCTTATGCAAGTTGCTTTCCAACTGCTGGAACAATGCAAGATTTAATACAAATCGATCAGCTTCAAAATGGTGCATATACTTTTGCTAATGGATCTGGTACAGCTAATGCTTTAACAGCCACTATTGCTTCAAATCTAACAACCGTTCCTAACGGTTTTCAATTTGTTGTTAATGCGGCAAATGCCAATACTGGCGCAGCAACATTAAATTTAACTTTAAGTTCTACTATTTCAGGTGGCGGTTCAGTTAGTACAGGCGCATTGCCAATCTATAAAAATGGCAATTCTGCATTAACTGGGGGAGAAATTACAGGTTCAAACTATTTATGTTTGATGACCTATAACGCTAACTACAATGGTGGATCTGGCGCATTTGTACTGGAAAACCCCTACAATGCGGTAACGGGTGTAGTCGGTATTACTCAAGTGCAAGATGAATATTTTATTTACAATACCGTAGGTGGTTCATCTGATGCTTTAACTTTAAATGTCCCTGCTGGATTAACCANTCTAGTTGATGGCGCAGTAGTTACTTTTAGAAATACAGTAGCTGCTAACTATA